TACCGATCGAGGAAATGACATTGTTGACCGTGCCGGAGACCGAGGAGACCGCTCCCGAGACGACGTTGGTTACCGCTCCCCCGACCGCTCCGGCGATCGTCCCGAGAGGGTTAGAGATAAAGCTAAGGAGGGGGCTAGCCGGAATAGCGAATTCGCAAAGCTTTACCGTTACCGCCATTATGGTAAGGGAGGTCCCCGCCCATTTCGTCATTTTAGCGTCGACCGCCTCCACGACGAAAAGGGTTAGCCCGCCCCGGCCTAAGGGAGTGCCCCCCAGGATAACCGGCATCGGAACTTTCGCGGAGGCAAAGCCCTCTAGCATGGTTAGCGAGGAGCCTGGGTCGAAGGTCCAGGGCTTAAAGAAAGACATCTCGATCGTTAGATCGATCGGCTCTTGCCCAGTATCCTCTAAGGTATCGATCCCGTTTAGGATTTTGTGCTTAGCCCAGCTATTCTTATAAGTCTTAGAGATACTATGCGGGGAAAAGAGGGAACCTTTTCCGGCGATGAATGGCAAGGGGCCCATAACTCCTAAGATCATACAGCCCTAACTACGCCCCTCCCCCGGCCCCGTCGGCGTTAGTAAGATGCCCGGAGAGGGTGGTACCGCCGATTTCGAGGGTGGTCGAGCCTTTTACGTCGAGCGAACCGGTAACTATAACGTTCCCTTGGAGGGTTATCGTTCCGCCCTGAATATTGACGTTGGCCGCGACGATAACCGCGTTGCCGGAAACGTTAGCGTTAAGGTTGCCCCCGGCGGTTAGATCGACGTCCCCCCCGGTAACGACCGTAATGGTAGCTGCGCCGACGATCTTAATCGTCTTTACCCCTCCGGCGAGGAGCTGGCCCGAATCGGGATTGTACTCGAACTGGGCCCCGTCGTCGGCTAATATGGCCACCGAGTTAAGCGAGTTGGGGATAACCGCTCCCCCGTTTTGGGTAGGGGAGGAGCCGATAACCGAGCCGTGCTCGATGCCGGTGCCGATATGGGCGACCAGAACGTTGGCCCCCTTGCGGGGGCAGAAATGAAAACTCATTCCCCCGGAAGAGGGTTGGGAGACCGGCAGCCAGTCGGAGGTAACCCCCCGGTCGCCATAGGCTACCCGCACCTCCGGCCCGTTGCTCCCCATGCGCCGGTCGATAACCGTCCCGCTACGGATAAGGTTGAGGGAGGTTTGGTTAAAATCGTCGGAGCTATAGGGCGCTTTTAACATTTTAGTACTTGGTAATGCAGCGCTCTAGCTCCGCGCTGGTCGAATTGCCGCCCTTGGTTAAAGTGTGCGTGACATTGACGACCAGCCAGTTACCGTCGAGGTCGGAGCGGGAACCGCTTACCGCGTAGACCGTGGCGCTTTCGAGGGAGGGGTCGTACTCCTTAAGGATGCTCTTCTTATTCCGTTTGCGGTTCTTTCCCTTTAGCTTGGATTTTGCCACCTTCTTCGCCCGCTCCTTCTTATTAGCGTTATCCTCCTCCGGTTCGGAAGGGCTCGTTTTAAGCGGCGTCGTACTAAAGAGGTCGTCATGGATGGCCTTTTGGGAGATGTCGATATGGAGCAAATTGCTCGGATTATTAACGATCGGCATGGCCATAGAGCTATTCGCTAACGTCCTCCGAGGTATCCGGATCGTTCGTATCCGTCGATTCCTCATGGTGGGGGTTATGCTTATGTCGGAGGGTTATCCCAACGTCGGCGCAGTCCGGGTCTTCTACTAAGCCGGTAACGATCTTGCCGGTTTTATGATCTTTGTGCCTAAGTTCGCACGCCTTGTAAATGTCTTCCGTGCACTCGGTAAGCTCCCAGCTGGCCAACCCTCCCACGCCGTTAATTCCCCCCGGGTTGCCGGGAGAGGGGATAACGAGAGTGCCGACCGGGGCCGCCTTATCCAGGGCATCGCGGTCGAGAATCCAAAGGGTATTGTCTTTTATCTTTAGGGCGAAATCGTTCTCCGAGGCATGCTTGCCGAGATGCACGAGGTCGCTCTCGTCGTGCTGATCCGCCCGCCCGATCTTCGGGTTCTCCGCCGCTTTATATTGAAGGGTAAGCCCGTTCTCGCTCGCTACCTTAGAGGCCAGCGCCTTTAGGGTGGTCTTCTCGCTCCCCTTCGATTTCCGCTCGGTGCGGACGCTAGTTTCCGGCTTAATCGGAATACTCGTGCAATCGATCGTTACGTCGGTCCCGCCCCCTTTTTCACCCCGCATCTTAACAGTATGGATATAGAAGGTGCCGCAGTTGCGGGTCCGCTTCGGGGAAACGATCGAGAGGGTAAGCGGCACCGCCGCCTTTAATTTAAAGTTGCGCCGAAAGCTCCCGTCCGGGTCGGCGATGCTTAAAGAGACGGTGTCCGCCGTAAAAACGAGTCCCTCTTTATAGACGACATGGTAAACATTAGCCGCGATCGACGTCGGAAGGGGGAAGCCATTAATAGTGATAACCGGGGTAATCGGCATAGGGCTTAAGCGGTAACGATCAGTTGCCCCCAATCGACGTTGCTGACATTGGGGGCGGAGACGACGACGGGAATGGTTAGCGTTATTCCGGCGTCGAAGTTGATTACGTCGACGAAGGTGGGGTTAGCCTCCATAATCGAACCGGTGTACTTCTCGGTCCGGAAAAGGTCCCAACTTATGGAGTCGAAGGCGTCTCCTTGCACGGTGGTATAAGAAAAGAGGGTGGCCATTCGCTCCTTAACTACGCGCTAAGGTTTTCCGAAAAGGCGGCGAAATGATACTTCTATGTCTAGAAAACTTTTACTCCTCTCCATCCTAATCGGCTCGACCATAAGTAGCCTTAAAGCTACCGCTCCCGAAGCTATCGGACAAACAACTTCTCTCGAAGGCGTCCGTTATAACATTACGGAATACCGCGCTCTAAAATCCTTCGGCGGAATCGCCTTCGGAATAGGCGCGCTTCGCCCTCCCTCGGGCGGAGTTTACGTGCGGGTTTGCTTCTCGATGACGAATTACAACGGGGACGCCAAACATGTAGACTTTAGTATCTTCCGGCTCGTCGATACTAAAAGCGGAGTACATAAGCCCATACCCTTCTTCGAGACCGGCGAGAACGGAGGGGCTTCCGCCGAGCATGGCATGACGGCGAAAGGCTCGGTGCTCTTCGAGGTTTCCGAATCGGATATCGGGGAACCGCTAACCTTCTTCGCCGACGACGGAGGAACCTCTTCGGATCGCTTAGTCCTTCCCGCCCCGCAAGTATCCGACCATTAAACAAGCATGTCCGCCGCGTGAACGGTAGCGATCGAGGAAAGAGAGGCGTTGGCTTTGGCGACCGCCGAATTAATGGCGGCGACGAAAGAGTCCATGGCGGCGGAAACCGCGCTCGCTTTACTCGGTAAACCGGAAAAGGTAGAAGCCACGCTTTCCAAGTTCCCCGAAATGCCGGAGGCTTTCTCCGGGAGGGCGGCAAAGCTATTGGAAACCCCGTCCAGGGAGCCCCGGATCTTATCCTCTCCGGGAGGAGAGATTTCCCCTCGGGTACGGATATCCGGTTGCGGAATAAGGGAGGCCTTCATCGCCTTAGCCCGGGCGGGGGCATAGAAACTCTCTTGCTCCGCCTTCGACATGCTCTTCCAGAAATTGTCTAAGGTCTCTTGAAAACGGGCTAGCTTCGCCGGGGAAACTCCTTGCGCCCGGGCTTGCTCCTCCCCTTGCTGGATGCGGCGGTACTCCTCCCCCTTAACCGTTTGCCCCTTGCCGAGGTCGGGAAGGAATTTCTTTATCAGGGCGTCCCCGACGACATCGGCCATTTTGGTTACCCCGTAGGCCGCCATTAACTCGACGAGGGTTACCGAGGCGACTCCCCCGACGAGGCCTAGCCGGGAAAGCAAGGTAGCTCCTCCGGCCCCTCCGGCGGCTTCTTCTCCGGCGGCGACCGCCCCCCCGGTTCCGGCGGCGGGAATTCCTCCAGCAGCCACCCCGGTATTAATTACCCCGGCGTTAATGGCCGCCGTATTAATGTAAGGGACCGCCCCGAAAAACTCGGCAATTCCCTTTACCCAGCCCGCGATCTTCGCCGCCCCCCAAACCTCCGCGACGAGCAACATGCCTTTCTGGATATTCCCCCAGTTATCGGTAATCGACTTAATCATCCCGCCTAACGTCTCGGCGGCATTAGAAACGGTGCTGGTTAACTGGTCGAGTTTGGTGCGCCATTCCGGGCTTAGGATGGTTTGCTCCCCGATCCCGGAGATGCCCCCGGTAATCGTTTTAAACATGGCGGTATTACCGATATTAAAGGCTTTCGCAAAGAAGCCCTGAACGGCATTACCTAAGTCTTTAAAGCGCTGGGCGTTCTCCGGTTTGCCGAACGCCTCGATTAGATAGGAGATGGATCGCCCGAAGCCTTCCGCCATCCCCTTAAAGCGATCGAAGGCGTGGGTAAGCTCGGAGGGGGTAAGGTATCGAAAGACGGTATTGGCAATCGGTCGAAGGAAGTTCTCTAGCTGCATGCCGAAGCTGTCTTGGAAATCCTGGAAGTGCCCCTCGAAGCGTTTAAAGATTCCGCTTAGCCCTTGGAGCTGAGCCTCGGCGTGCCCGTAGGCCGCGCCCCCCGGCCCGGTAATAAGTTCCATGCCTTTCATTAAGGCCTCGATGGATTGCTCGCCGGAAAGCTTGCCGGTCTTTATCATCTTCGAGAGCTGCTCCGGGGTAACCTTTAAGGCGTCCGCCATGGCCTTCTTAAAATTGAATCCGGTATCGACCGACATCTCCCGTAGGTGGGCGGCGTCCACCTTCCCTTCGGCTAAGATCCGGGTATAGGCCTGGGTTACCCCGCTAAAAGCTAACGGATCGCGGGAGACGTCGGCAAGGTGCTGGAGCTGGGTCTCGACGGAGGCAACCGTCTTAAACCGTTCCGGGGCCGCCCCGAGGAGTTGCATCGTCGCTTGGGAAAGTTGCTGGTAAGTCTCCGGGCCCTTTTGCCCCTCGAATTGGCGGAACATGGTATCCATCTCCTCCGCCTGGCTAGCCCGCCCTTTCGAGGAAAGGATCGAATGGATAGTCGCCTGCATGGATTCCCGTTCGGCATGTATTTCCGCCGCCCCTTTCGCGAACTCCTTCGTGGCCTCCATAGCGCCCTCGACCCCCTGGGCAATGTTACCGACGATAGAGAACCCGGCCCCGAAGCCGATTCCCTTCATTACCTCGGTGCCTATTTCATGGAAGGCGTGCGAAAAAGAGTGCTGGATAGCGTGGGCGGCGTGCTGGGCCTCCTCCACCATGCGGTGGAAGACCCCCTTTACCTCGCTCTCCCCTTTCTTCGCGCTCTTCCCCATGCCGTCGAACATCTGGGAGTAGAGCCGCTTCATGACCTCCGAGCTAGTCCTCGCGTCGGCCCCGATCGACTTAAGTTGGGCCTTAGCCGCGTTAACCGCCGCCATGACGCTCGGGTCTAAGCGCCCTAAAATGGCAATATCTAACTCTTGCTCTTTAGCCATGATACTCGCTCTCTAACTACGCTGGCTTCTCGTTCATTTTCCTAAGCTTCTCTAGCCAAGCGATCGCCTCCGAAATCGGGACCGACATCCAGTAAAGCATATCCCCCCGCTCGTAGGAGAGGCATAGATAGAGTCCCCGCAAAACTTCTAGCGGGTCGTAGTCCGGAGTAGGAGCGTTCTCTTTCCCTACTCCGAGGAGTACAAAAAATTTTGCACCCGCTGGAAAGCTCTATGAATATCCTTAAAAGAAAGTTTCCGAAGATCCTCGAAAGTGATCTTATTTAGCTCGGCGATTACCATGCCCTGGAAGATGTCCTCTCCGAGCTTATTAAGGGAGGTCGAATAGATGTAGTGGTACTCGTTGCGGAAGCGGGTTACCAATTTAAAATACTGATCCCCGTTCATTTCGGAGACGTCGCAAAAGAGCTTTTCTACTTGCCGGGAACCGCAGGTTATCGGCTTATGGAGGGTAACATAGCGTTCGTCCTCCTTCGTTTCCGGAGGCGCTTCCGGAACTTCCTCCGGGACGTGGGTCGACTTTACCGCCTCTTCTATCGCATCTATTTTCCTCATTACCCCGCTAACTACGCGAGGCGAGAGGAAACTTAGCCGATGTTAGCCCGGGTCTTCTCGTTCAAATCCACGCCGTTTACAATGCAGACGTTGGAGAACGGATCGATTTCCCAGTACTTCTTGCCGTTAAAAACGAGGGCGAGATAGAGGACGGAGAACTCTAAAACGACCAACGCTTTCGTCGCATTTTCCCTTTTGCCGAGGTCTTGCGAATCGGAAATAACCTGCATAATTACCTCTTCTGGCAATTCGTCGAACTTGCCGGTGGAGGTATCGTAGACCTGCAAACTCGAATTGCAGCGGATGCGGGCTCCCTCGCCGCTAAAGATTCCGAGCGACTGGATAGTATTCGTGTGGAAGTTAAGGGTGCAGGTCATCGGCTGCACTTGGCCGGAGACCGGGAGATTAAAGGAGCCGCCGAGCCCCGCCCCTTTTAGGTCGTTCTTTTCGAAAACCAGCTTCGGGCAGGTAATATCCGAGAGCCCAACGAACTGCGCGTCGGAGTCGTTATAGACCTTAAAATTCTTGCAGACACTGGGATATTGCATAGCGTTTACCGGCTAACTACGTGCCTAAGAAGTGGAGAGGAGTTGGATGCTCGTTATCGAAGCGGCTAGGCCGACGGTGTCGTAGACCAGGGAAATTAGAAGTGTTCTAATTGGAGTAGGGGGTGACCATAAAATTGTAAAATGGTACCTCCCAGAGAGTATCTCCTCGATCGGGTTCTCGTCCGGATTAAAGGTGCACCGGGCCGTCCAGGCCGCCCCCGCTTGGACGATCGTATTAAGGTAGGCCTGGATCGTCTCGTTTATCGAGGAGAGGGTGCGGAGGTTCCCGGGAAGGTCGATAAACTGATGAAGGTTAACGGAGAGGGTATTCCCGAGCCAGATAAACATCCGCTGGATCGGAATCCAGAAATGCACCGGATCGGTATCGTTCGGCCAGGCATTTTGGTAATCCCCGAGAGAAACCCAGCCTCGAAAATTGAGGAAGGTAAAGATGCCCAGGTTCTCGATATAGTCGGCCTCGGTTGGATCGACGGTAATCGGAGAACCGTCCCAAAGTATTGTCCCCGTTATACTTGCAGATTTATTACTCGGCGAAACGTATGGAATTCCGCCGAACTGTCTGTCGGTAACCGCCATTAGCACCGCCTCCATCGTGGAGGCGTGGTAGTGCTTATCGCCGAGCTTTACGGCGGGCCACCCGGAAAGGGTAAAACGGGAAACGAAATTATTCTCGTTCTTCCATTGGTTAATGGCGGAGTACTGGCGAACGGCATCGGCGTCGACGTCCCCGATGTAGATCGAGCGGAAGCGCCCGTTATTAATGTTCTGGACCTGGGAGTTAGCGGCGGCGTAAACTTCCGGATCGCTCCCCCAGTTCGGGGTAAGCACGATGGCCGGAACGAGGTCGGTAACCGTAAAGACCTTCTCTAGTACCGCCAGGCCGGAGGCGTTGCCGCTCGTATCGACTCCCCCGATAATAAGGTCCTTGGTAATGTTGGCTAGATTGGGCGTATAGAAGTTGACCGTTACGCTGGTCTCGTTAGCCAGGAGGGAGGAGGAAAAGACGTTAATCGTTCCCGCCGAGAGGGAGTTATCGTTATAGACGAAATGGTAATCCACCTCCGGGACGTAGACGGCCCCGCTCTCCCCGGTAACCACGAGGGAGGCCAGGATAACCTCCCCCGGCACCGCGATGGTATTAACCCCGCTAATGGTAAGCCCGCTTAGGGCAACCGGGGTCGACATGCTCCAGGGGTCGAAGGGGTTAATAACCGTAATCGGGGAGACCTGGTTCTCCGTCATGCCGCAATCGTAAACTTCCGAAGCGCCGTAGGCCCCGGTAATCCCCGGGCCGAAACGGCTAGAGAGCCCGAGCTGAGTGGTAAAGTCTTTCGGCACCTCGCAAAGGACCGGCTGGTTAACCACCGCCGCGTAGGGCGAGGCCCCGCTCCCGGGAGTCGTCCAAAGGTAGCCGGGGGCGGAGTGGACCGGGGCGGTATCGACTACCACAATATGGGCGCTATCGACGGGAACGATTACTCTAAGCGCGGTAGGAGCGTCGGAAACTTGTACGTCTCGGGGATTAGCGGCCATAGGAGGAGTTATTTCAATCGGACGTTAGAGAAGGTCTTCGCCCCGGCGATCGGAGGCCCGTGCTTGCGGGAGGTAAGGGAAATTTTTTGCCGGGGAACGTGCCCCGGCGGCGGCATCCGGAGGAAAGTCGACCACGGCATAAACTGGGTAGCCAGGCCCGGGTTTTCGATAAGGGCCTGGGCGATATGAGCCGGGTAGCCCTCCGGGAAACGCATGTAGGTCGAGAGCCCTAAAAGCTTATTGTTCGGTCCAACGTAAACGGTAGCGCCCGGCTTCATCCCCTCTAACTACGCCCGGGCGGCGGGCTACTTTTACTGCGCTAGGAACTCGTCGGAGCCGTAGAGCGGGCCCTCGTTTACGCCTGGCGTAAAGATGCCGAAGGAGGCTTCGACGGAACCGAGGAAGTAGCCGAAGAAGTCGACGGAAGGGTCGAAGATAAGTTCTCCGTGCACCGGGTCGTCTAACAAGATGAAGGATTGGGCGATCATGCCCGCCTCGTAAAGGCGGGTAATAATCCGGTTGATAATGTTAGAGACGTCCTGGTAGCCCTTGCGGGAAAGGTCGTCGTCCCAGGTAAGGATAGCGAAGGTAACCGTAGCCACTCCCGCCTCCCGCTTATAGCGAGTGCGGGTGCAACAAACGGCGATGGAAGGGGCTTTATAGGTCGGAGTCTCTTGCGGCCCGGCCTGAAGGGAAGGAATGCGGCCCTGGTAAACCGTCGGGGGGAGGGCCGGGGCCTCCGGGTTATAGGGATCGCGGCATAGAATCGGCGGATCGGTTACCCATTCCGTAACCGCTTGCACTAAGGCCCGCTCTAGATCGAGGGGAGTAAAGGAGAAGCCTTGCATAGCTTAAAGAGAGATACCGCCGGAGAGGAGCTGGGCGACGTAATGTTCAAGGCGTTCGGCCAGCTTATCTTGCATCAGCCGCTCGATTTGCGGCCAGACCTGGCTCTTCTCGTCCGCCATTTGCGGAGCGGAGAGCCCGACCATGTGCCGGATCGGATAGCGCGGCGAGCCGGGCCCCATGCGGTTCATTACCCCCCCGCCGGTAACGAAGGCGTGCTTTAAGGTCATATAATGGGCGATTAACTCCGAGACCTGGGTGCCGCCCGGGCGGATATCTTTATGCGGAAAGAGGGAAAGGGGAGCCTTGGTACCGGAGACTTTTAACATCCCCGTCATCCCGGCAACGATCGGATTACCGACGGCGCTTTTAACCCAGTTAGAAGGGATTCTATAACGTTCCGTAGCCGCTCGGGCGATCTGGGTGCGAGCCGCCCTTAAAGCGTCGCGGATGGCATGGTTAATCGCGAAGGCGGCTCCCCCCGGAATGCTGGACAGCTTCGCGATAACCTCGTCTTGCCCCTCTAGCTTAACCTCTAGATCGACCAGCGCCATAAGCCTAGGTAGTCGCCATTATCATTAGCTGAAGGGTCCAGAGGTAATCCTTTAGCCGGGCGTTCATTATTTTGTACCTCGTCCCGTCGACGGTTAAATAATCGTTAGCCCTTAAGACCGCCCGGGAAGGCACCTCGCACTCCCGGATAATGCACATTTTCTGGTTGGAGAAAACGACGTCGTTTAGATTATGGGTATGGGTATGGATATAGGAGGAGAGGTCCTTTACCCAAAGGCATAAAAGCGTCGCCGACGCGCCCCCGGAAAAGGTAAAATAATGTAGATCCCCGTCGACGGAGAGGGCATCGCCGAAAGCGGAGAGGAAATTGGAGGAGACCTCGCTCATTCCTCCTTAACTACGCCCCGGAAAAGAAAGCGCCCTCCCGGTACTTTTATTCCCGGGAGGGCGAACCTATATGCGATATGAAAGAAGGAACCCTAGTGTTCCGTTAACGTCAACCTTACTTAAATAGCCCGGTATCGGTCGAATAGCAAAAGGCGGGCGCATATCTCATGTCTATGTCTGTCATAAGGTTGATAATAATCCGGATCTGGAAGCTCGACGCTAAAGTGTAGGGATCGGTTAGAAGGTCGATGCCGCCCCACTGGGCGATAACGAGGTCGCTCCAGCGCCCGAAGACAACTTTATCGTTCGTGATTTGGTTCGTGGCCAAGGCCTTAAAGCCGTTTACCCGGCCTTCCGCCCCGCCGCCCGGGCCGTCCTCCCAAATAAAGGAAGGGAAAAATTGATTGGTCGCCCGGGGATCGACCTTGGCCATGGTCTTCCAGAGGGTCTTAACATTGGGAGAGGTAACGTAGCCGCAAGAGCTATTATCGAGGTCGATATTATTGCTCTCGATCGCGCCCTCGAATTGGACGACCTTGCTCCAGGTCGGATAGCCGGAACCGAAAGTAACGGAGGGCGAGGTCTTCGTATACGCGGAGGGCCAAACCGTATCGGCGGTGGTTGCGAAAATACCCACCGGCTGGTTATTAATTCCGGTTCCGTAGAGAGAAGCGGAGTCGTTGGCGTGGGCGACCGTCTCTAAAAGATCGTCTCGAACGACAGTCTGGGTGTCCACCTGCGCCTGTTGAAGTAGCCATTTTGAGAAAGCAGTAACGGCGGAAAGCCTTTGCGGCTGAAAGACCACCTGGTCGAAGGTTTGCCCGCTTCTTGCCGGGTCGTTATTTTCCGAATTCCAGGTAGCGGTGGCGGTGCTGGTTTGCCGGGGCAAGGCGAAGTTGCCGACCAGGCCGGTAAACATGGTGCAACCCATTCGCCCGGTTACCATTTTCGACCGGAGGAAGGGAACGAGAGTGGTATCGACGGAGGTCTGGATTAAATTGCCTCCGGCACTCGGGCTACCGGTAGCGATAAGGTCCCCGGCCCGGATACCGGCCCCAGAGGCATAGGGCAAAACCGGCATTAAAGCGAACTCCGGGATAAACATGCCGCTCGGATTGCGCCCGACCTGACGACCGATTTCTTGCGACATTTCCCGTTCAAAACCAGAAATCTTCTCGTGCCCCTCTAGGATGGCCTTCGCGAGGTTGTAGCGGACCGCCTCCTTCAGGGAAGTGCCGACGAAGGGGTCGGCGGTGCGGACGAGGGGGGCGGTATTAACCTTCTCGGCTAAAACGAAGGCGTTAAATTCGGCTAGCGGTTTGCCGGAGCGGACGAAATCTTCCGCCTCTTTTAGGGCGTTAAAACGGGTGCCCACCGCCAAAATCTCTCGGCTGCGGGTCAGTTCCGCTTCTCTAATTTTATCGGGGTGCTCGACGACGACCTCGATCGGTTGGGCGGTAGATGGTTCAGCCATAGAAATTTCTCGGGTAGTATCTAAAGGGCTAACTACGTCTACCTCGTACACTACTTTTTCGGCCTCTTCCGGGGACGCGCCTCGCTCGTCGGAGACCTCGATACCGAATTTTTTGGCCGCCGCCTTAATCCGGCCCTTAATGGTGCTTAGCTCGCTCGAAGAATACTTGGCCGCGTTCTTCGGCATGTTTATGTACGACCAGGCGGCCTGGGCATGCTTCTTAGTATCGATCGGGTACTTATGGTTCTTCTTATCGGCGTACTCGACGTCGCCGTACTTCGAGTAGTGATCGTCGTCGTCGGCTTTATCCGCCCGTTCCTCCCCTTCGATTTCGACCGGGAAAAGATCATTACTGGAGCGACCGATGCCGACGCTATGATCGGCGGGCACGCCAACGAGCGAGACCTCGTAAGGCATCCACTTGGTTACCAGATATTCCTCTTTCCCCTCCCGCTCCCCGATCTTGCGCATGGCCTCTACCTTATAGCCGACGCTAATCTCCGTCCGTACCCCGTCGCTAATGTCGTTTAACATCTCGATCCCGATCGGGTTGCGGCTCATCTTAACGGTGGCGTAGCCCTTATCCCCCCGCACCTCGTACTCGATAACCTTGCCGCCCACTTTATCCCAATCATGCCCGTCGAGAAAGGGCACCGAGCGGTTATTTAGCCGGTCGGAGAGAATGGCGGAGGTCTCGTGGCTAAGTCGCTCGTAATAGACCTGATCGGCCACGCGGCGGAGAATGGGCGTCTCGGAGGAGAAAGACATGCGCACGAGGCGCTTATCGAGGTCGACCGGGTTCTCCGCGACGAGAGCCATTTGCCGCGTTACGATGGGAAGGTCCATACGACCTAACTACGCGCCGTTGCCTTGGCACTCTTGCCGTTCTTGCCATTGGCCGCCGGTTTAGCTTCCGCTTCTAAAGTGCCCGGTTTTACCGCCGGATCTTCGAGGGAGGCCTCTACTTCCGGCCTTCGGGAGTAGGCGTTAACGAAGACGATCCCCCGGCGCTCTAATTCGTCTCTTTCGTACTCTACCTCGTCGAGGAACTCGTCGAAATCGATGCCCAGGTCGGCTAGCTCCTTGCGATAAGTAGAAAGCCCCCCGTCGATCGCAGCCAACGCAGATTGGGTTTCTTTCGTAGGGTCGACGTAAGCATAACCCCGGGGACGCCAAACGATCGACTTTTGCACGTTTTCGATCTGAGAGAACGGCATCTCGATCGCGCCGGAGAGTACCGAGCATTCGAGCCAGGCATTAAAGACCTCTTGCAAGAGTTGCTCCGCATAGAAGCGCTGGAGCGATTTCCAGGTTTCGTTTTCGACGTCTTTACCGAATCGGGCCGAGGAATAGTTGATAGACTCCAAGTCGTTACCGACGGAGTTATACATAGCCCCGAGTCCGCTACAAATTGTTCGGAGGATGTTTTTACGAAAGTCGGGATAGGTGTCATTCGGTTGCCCCGGATCAAATGGCTTAAATTTGACGCCGGTCGGGAGGTCGACGATCAGGCCCGGGTTAACCTCCTCGATAATAGTCCCGTCCTTTAGCTCCGCTTGCCCCTCGTACCTGGCCGCCAGATCCTTTTCCCTCTCGAAAAAGCCCATCTTGGCGGCGGCGTTCCTGGCGGAGATAACCGCCGCCTCCTCGTACTTGCCGAGCATCCGAAGATCGATCATGGCCGGGGCGAACCAGCTTACCCCCCGCACGGCGGTAATCCGGCCCGGCATCCAGAGATGCACGATGTCGCTCGCCGGGACTCGCACCCGGGTACCGGTGGCGTTATTCGCCATTAAATCGGACTGGTAGTAATCGAGTAACCAATATGCGACCGGCTTAGCGAAGGAGTTGGTCTCGATCCCCATGGTCACCCGGTTATTGGACCCCTGGTAAGTCGTATTATACCAGAGGTCCAGGGCGTCGACCTCCATGGCCTGGACGGCGAAACGGTACTTATTGCCGCTATAACCCCGGTGGAGGCGGAGAACGGCTCCCCCGTCCGTCGCTAGCCGCTGCAAGAGCACCTCGTCGAGGGTTTGCCCCGACCACTGCCCGGTAACCTCGAAATTGCCTTTCCGCCGGAAATCCGTCCAGGCGTTCTTAATCTCCAAGTTCAGCGGCTTATTTAACCGGCCCCCTTTTTGGAGCATAACCCGGGGCTGCATCCTAATCCCGGTCGAGCCGAGCACGTTATTCTTTAGCTCCCGGAGAAAGGAGATGGCGTGGCTATTATTCCGTTCGAGGTCGCGGGAGAGGTAGCAGACCTGCCGCCAGGCGTTGAGCACCTCGTAGTTGCCGGAGGTACTAAAACCTTGCCAATCGGCAGTGTAGGAGTGGGTCGTCGAGACGTCGTAGGCCCGGGTATTGGAAGTAAAGGGGTTTAGGGCCCGCTCTAACCAGGCCTCCTCCTTCGACCATAGGGAACCGAGCACTCCCGGGGGAACGATCCGCAAAGGCTCCGGCTTGCGGAGAACGAACTTCTCCGGAATAGCCGATTTTACCGGCGGCGACCCAACTAGAAGGGAGCGGACATTATTAAGAAAGCCCATGACCTTAGGAATTAACGAAGACGGTTATAATCCGCCGGGAGCTAGAGGCCCCCCGAAGGGCATCCGCCTCCGCTTGCACCCGGGCCTCGATCGAATTGCGGACGGCGAAGAGCTTATCTAGCTCGTGAAATTGGTACATTTGCCCGGCGAACTGGACCATGGAGGTCTTCTGACTCATTAAATTTAGGAGGGTTTCGTCGACCGCTTTTAACATCCTCTGCAATGGGGTCGTCGCGTCGCCGACGTCCGCCGCCGTCGAGATATCCGGGACGACCGTTACCGCCCCTTGCTCGACGGTATAGCGGTTGCCGTCCGTATCCGTCATGGTCACGGTATAGAAGAAGGGAGTGGGCCGCCCGGTCGGGGTAAGGGGGGCGGTATCCGTGCCGGGAACCAACCACTGGAACTGGTCCCCGGAAACGACGGCGGTCGAAAGGAGCTTGGTCGAGCCGGAGGCGAAGTTAATCGCCGCCGTGTACCCCCCGTACTGCCCGGTATTCATGCTAAAGGCCCAGGTATCCCCGGCCATTAGGGGTTGGGGGAAGGCAATTTTGGTAAAGGGCATAGGAGGAAATCGGCGCTTATCGACCGCTTACCCCTAACTACGCGGGAGAATGCCCCGGCTATTTCGAAGAATGCCCGTTTACCCCGAATAAGGGGGTCTCTAGCGGGGAACCGTAGAGAATCTCGTCGAGGGAGAACTCCCCGGTTTCGATAAGGGAGACGGCCAGGTTCTGCATTAAAAAGGTAAGCCGGGCGAATTGCAGTTCGTTAAGCCGGGGCCGGTAACGAAGGAGCACCTTGCTCCGGGTGCCGAGGAGGTCCTCTACCCGCACCGGCTTAAGCTTGCGCTCGTCGATTAGCTCCCGCCGGATCGAGAGAAGGGTAATGTCGTACAGCTTTCGAGAGCGCTCCGGGGTTAGCCCGTAAACGATGGTCATGGCGTCCGCTGCCTGGTGCCGCCGGAAAACGAAATTAGACTCGACTAAGTTTTTTACCAGCCATCGTTGAGCGTCCTTCTCGAAGGGACAAGTACTGAGGGTCTTTATCCGGAGGATGCGGTAACGGATATCGTCGAGGGCGTGCCCGTGCTCCTGCCCGTTTACCGAGAGGGAGTTTAAGAGCACGTCGTCGAGCGGCATTAAGTGGCACGTCTCTCTCTTCTTCCGGCGCACGGCGTCGATAAGGGCGCTCTCGGTGCTCTTGGTTACGAAGGTAAAGAGGCGACCCCGCTCCGGGTCGTAGTGCCGTTGCAAGCCCCGGGAAAGGCGTAAGAGAACGAAGCCGGTAAGCTCCTCGACCGTTTCGAAACGGGCCGTCTGCCGCCGGGAGATAAGCCGTTCGATAATCGGAATGCAAAGCTTTAGGAGGTCGTTAAGGGCGGCCAGGTCCTCCTCCCTCTTCCAGCGCTCGAAAAGGGAAAGGGCGGCGGACTCGGAGAAGTAGATTTCCCCTACCATAGTTAAAAGGCCCTCGACCAGCCGGTAGGCCGTATCCGGCGCACGTTGTTTACTACCGCCGTCCCGGCGGAGTTGGTTAGGACCGGCTCCGGCTTGGGGGGAGCGCCCGGCCTAATAAAGGAGGGCGGCATGGTCGTCTCGATCGGTTGCGGCTCCGGGGGAGGAGGGGGAGCCTTGGGCCGCCAATCGTGCAAGGGCGGGGAGGAGACCCAGCCCATGACCTTCCCCCAGTCCGGGTCGGCGATTTCCTTAGCCCCCATAGCTAGGACGCGGACGTCGAGGGCCTCGTTGCGGACGTGCGACGTTCTCTTCTCGAAATGGGGGTAGTTGCCGGTAAGGACGAGCCGCTCGGAGGTAAGCTGATCGAAGAAGGCGGTATCGTAGCCGGTCTCCTCGTTTAGCGGGAAGTGCTGGTAGCCCGGGCCCGGCTCGATTAGGCGGAGGTTGCTATATAAGCTCTCCTTCGGGGTATCGACCTTTAGGATAAACAATCTCTGGTTAGAGCCGCCGGAACGCTTTACCCAGTCCGGCTGGAATCCCTGGTAACCTTTCGAAGCGAAGACGAGCCGGGGAGCGCACCGCCGGACGAAGGAGTACATGGTAGCCGGTTTATCCCCCGTGTCTATTAGGGTGCAGTACGGGCTTAACCAGTGGCCGCTCGCGTGCCGCCATTTCCTCTGGATAAACTCGTCGACGAAGTTCCAGAAGCGCGGCAGTTGCGGATTGCCCCGGAAGACCCGGTACTCGACTCCCCAGCACTCGTCGTGGAGGCCCCAACCGACGGTCTCCATTTCAATTCTGTCCCGTTGAACATCGATGCCGACGGTTAAAAGAAGGCAACGCTCCGGGAGAACGAGGTTGCCCTCGAACTCGTCGTACGATTCTCTCCGGTTGTAGAGGGAGAGGAAATCCGGCGGGGGATCGGTCTCCACCTCGTAGGGCTCCCCGAGAACGAGGTTTTGCCATTCCCGGAGCCCCTGGCTACCGGTGCTCTTTTCGAGGAGGTAACGGTCGTAGAAGTAGTGCAGCCAGCTGGTATAGCCTTGCTTCGACGGCCCGAGCACGAGGAAGGCGTTCGCCCAGTAGCCCCGCTTATTCTTTACCTTCGGCTCGGTAGCTACCCACTTCCCCTTCCGTACCATGCTTTGGCGGGCGGCATCGCTAAAGCGGGCCTCGCACGCCGGGCATTCCAGGTAAGCGTCGGCGGTCTTAAACTCGGTAACGTTACCCTCCGCGTCCTTTATCTCCGGGCACTTTATATGGTGCCACATGATAACGAACTCGTGCTTGCACTTCGGGTTGCGGCACTGCACGAACCATTTCCTTTGGTCGGTCTTCTCGTATTCCTTCTCGATCCGGGAAAAGCCCTTTACGGTGGGGGTACTCGTCTTTATCGAGAAGGCGTCGACGAAGCGGGCCGACCTTTGCTCAGTCAAAATTATGACGTCGCCCTCCTCATGGTGCTCCTTGCCGACGCTCTCCGGGTAACGGTCTACCTCGTCGAAGGTAACGATCTTTGCCGTATGGGCGGCCAGGCCAGCCGGGCTATTGGCTCCCCCGGCAACTAGCCAGCCGCTCGGGTAGCTCTTATGGACGATGGTATTCTCCCCCCGTCCCCGCCCGAGCTTTGCTTTATGCTTCTTCTCGACCAGGCGGGTTAGAAGGGGAATGGAATCGATAAGGGGAGAGAAACGATTTTTGCTCCAGATCTTCGCGTTATCGGAAGTCGGGAAGACGGAGACGCAAGCGGCGGGAGCCTCCGCGATCTGCCAGGCCAGCACCCCCTCGATAATACTGGATTTTCCGAGAAATTGAGAGGCCCACATTAAAGTTAGGCTAGAGACTGACTCGTCGATTATGGCGTCTAAGGGCTCGACCTGGAAAGGGTCGTTCCGCCACTTCCCCGGCCTCGGGGAATGGGGAGGGGCGAAGCGGTGCGTCTCCTGCCATTTAGACGGCGGGAGGGGAGTCCGGGGCGCACAGATCTTTAGCAGCTTGCGGAGGAAGTCGGCTAGCTCCGGCGTTGCCACCTCGACCGGCTTAACCTTAAACCTGGTACTCGACTTCTTCGGCTTCGACTTCGGTCTCGGCTTCATCGGCCTCCTCCTCTCCATCGTCGTCGTCCTTCGCCCGGAGTTGCTTGCGTTGTTTAACCGCCACGTTGGCGACGGAGAGCGGGAAAGTGGCGATCGTATTTAAGAGGTCGTCCCGCATCTCCTTGGAGAGGGAGGAGGCGGAGATAATCTGGCGGACGGCGAGAAAGATCGGCTCTAACGCCTTCGCTAACTCCATCCGGTCCAGTAGTTCCCCGCGAAGGGAGGCGTTCTTAAGCGCCAGGTTATCCGCCTTCTCCCGCACTTCCCGGAGACGCTCCCCTTGGATGCTACCGAAAACGGCGGTAATGATTTGCTCGGTGGAGTAGCACTTATCTTCGAGGTCCGCCCTCTCGTTAACCGCGACTAAGCGCTTATGCAGGGTATGGGAAGTAATGCCGAACTCCCGGCAAGCCGCATCTAGCGACCAGCGTAGCTCTTCTTGCGGGATATTGGAACCGTTCGGCTTAGCCATCCGCCGAATAACTACCTGGACAGTGCCTAGAGAGGGTCTACAGCCAATCTAGGGTCTGTAATACATCGAAATTTACAGGCCCGTGATCGACTCGAAAATCTTGTAAAACGGTTTTTTAGGAGTCGCGGACG